CGCGCTCCCTGTCGGGTTGCGCCGGGGCCTCTCAGACGCCGTCGCGAAGAGGCCCCGGCATTCATCCCCTTACGGCTGCTTCTTGCGCTTCACGACGGCGAACACGTCCAGCAGGACCCCTGTCGTAGCGCCGGAGGCGGTCACCACCGGGCGCAGGTAGCGGGCCGGCCCGATGTAGCTCACCTGCTGCAGGACCGCAGTAGGCGCGCTGCTGATCGCCGCCAACGTGCCCACCTGGTTCGCGGGAGTTACGTCAGTCCATGTGACGTTATCCGGCGAGTCCTGCAGTTTCAGCGTATATGTGCCGTCCGTCCATACCCCCGGGTTGAACACGACCATGTCCGTATCCGCGGCGGCCAAGTCCAGCGCCGTGCCGTTCGTCGTAGCGACGATGGCCTTCGGGCCGATCAGCGGAACCGTCACCAGCTGCTGGCTGATTGCTCGCAAACTCATTGGTCTATCCCTCCCCCGCCTTCGCGGCGGGTCTGTCGTCTGGACTGGTTGAGAGGCGGGGCCGCGCGTCCTGCCTACGACCCCGCGTCAGTCGCACTACGAATGCATGATGAGCCGGGAGAACGCCTCACCCAGAACCGGCAGGCCGTCGGTTTCCTTGCGGAACACATAGCCAATCTGGTTCGTGGCCGCGTAGAGCTCGTAGAGCACCTGCAGAGTCATCGTGAGCGCATCGGCGATCCAATATTTGCTGAAATCGCCAATAATCGCCACGTACTGGCTCGCTGCGATCGTACTCGGCATGAGCTCCGATTCGTAGATCGGGCGGCCCATCAGCGTGTCGGGCGTCCCGCCGGTCAGGACGGTGCCCTGCGCCACGAACGAGGCCCCGATGAGACCCGGCTGCCAGATGTACTGGCTGTTCGCGTCCTTCAACTTGCGGACTGCCGCGACAACCGGACGGCTAATGATCCAGCTCGACCTTTGCCTGTACTGGGCCTTCAGGTTGTAGAACGTGTTCATGATGTCATCGCCGGCAATGGTCGTTGTGCTCGCGGCGGTGACGTCACGGGTCGTCGGAATGCCCTGCGCGGACGGCGTCATCACGCCGAGCGGCTGGTTCGCGCCGCTCCCGTTCAGGAACGCGTTCTCCTCGGTCAGCGCGACCATGTACGCCAGACGGTCCACCAGCACCGTCTCGAAGTTCGGGACTTTCCGGATGAGGGTCCGCGAGAGCTTGAGCAGTTTGGCTAGCGGATGCGGTCTCCATTCCCTCTTGCCGAGGCTCGCGGTCGTCTCCTCATTGCCGGTGCCGAGTTCCACCGTCCAGTCGGTAGCCGACGGGTCGGTGTCGAGCGCGGGAACGCCGAGGCTGTCGGCTGTCGGCACCTCGTAGACTGTGGCCAGCTGCCGAACGAACATGAGGTTCTTCATGAGCAGGAGGAAGTCTTGGATCATCTCCTGCGGCAGAATCGCGAACCCGCCACCCGCCGGTACGTCGGCCTGGTACGCCTTGGCCTCCGGGCTGTTCAGCAGTTTCGCGTCCACCTGCTGGGCCGCCGATCCGTCGTAGCCGGTGCCGAGTGCCTGCTGCCGGAACAAGGCAAGTTTCAGCTCCTTCGCGACCGCCGGCTTGTCTGCCTTCTCCTCGGGCCGCGCGCTCCCGATCACAGGCTGTGCGGCCTCAGGCACCTTCTGGCCCCATGCCTCCAGCTCATCCGCCTTGCGCAGCCTCTCGATCTGCTTGATGAGGCTGTCGCAGTCGGCCATCCGCTTGTCGAACTCGGCCTCCTCATCCGGCGTGAACGTCTCTGGCTTCCCGGCGTGCTTGGCCTGAAGCTCCTGCACCCCCGCGAGGGCGCGATTATAGCGCTCCGTCAATGCGTCAATCGTCGCTTTGTTAGTCATCTAGGTAAGCTCCTCGCGCGACTGCCAGCGCGATCCTGCCGCGCCGAACGAGATCGCGAAGTCGTTGCTCACGCGCAAGGGCGAGAGCGGCTGCATCAGTGTCGTCCGGGTCGTTATCCTCGCTAGCATCTCGCTGCGGGTACCCATGTAATGCTATGGCGACCGCCTGTTTCCGGGAGAACCCTGCATCCCGCAAGAACTCCTCGAACTCGCGGACCGTCTCAATGCTCTTGACCGCCGAGGCCACCGCTTTCGGGTTGGCCGGGACGGGAACGATGCTGAACTCGTAGAACTCGGCGATCTTGCTGATCCCCCGACACTGCCCCTTGCACCGGGCGATACCGGCGGCATCGAACAGGTCCATCGGCGCGCCGGACTGCTCGGCGTGATCAAGCAGCGCCTTGCCATTCTCAAAATAATGCACGCCGCTATCGTAATCTGGCATGAATCCCACGGAAAGGCCAACGGATAGGCCCCGCTGCATTCGTTCCGCGCAGACCTGCCGCGCTGCCTGCCCCTCCGGCGTCGAGTGGAACTCCGCCTTGCAGAGGAGCTCGCCGCCGCGCTCCGCCGCCTCCACGGGCATGGCCACCGGCAGACTGCTCCAGTCGTGCCCGACTGCCACGAACCCCGAGGCCCGGAAGTCCTTCAATGCGCCCTTCCAGCATCCCGGATAGAGCACGTCGCCCTGGCGGTCCATGTTGCCCATGACCGCCGCGGCCCCCGCGATCTGGTTGTCGTCGATCTGCACGTCCTTCAGGACGTAGAGCTTGCTCACCGGCAGTGGTTTCATCCTGCACCTCCCAGCCCCGGCCCCTACTCCTCCGCCGGTCGTGCGTCCAACGCGGCGCTCGCCGGGCCGTCGCCCTGCCGCGCGTAGTAGTCTAGCTGCGTCGTCGGCACCTCGTCGACCTGCGGTTCCATCCGCGGCGGATAGAGGTTCGGCGCGGCCTTCAGCACCTGGTACGTCGAGCAGATACAATTCGGGTGACTGATCGGGACGTCATCGGGTCGGTAGACCCCCGGGCCGAGCCCGCTGTCGTGCGCCGCATAGACGTCGCATATGTCAGGCTTCGGGTGCCCTGCCGACAACGCCCAACCTATCCCCAACAGGTAAGGTTTCAGCTCGCCCGTCTGTCTGTCCACTGCGGCAACGTTCGTCGTCGCCCTGTGCGCCTGAATGAGCTCGGTCCGCGCGATACGCATCGCCACCCACCACGGAGAGTCCTCACCTGCTCCCGTCAACGCGTCGTGCACCCGGTCCGCGGTCTGCGCTGCGCTCAACTGCTCCGATACGCTCTGCAGGATAGAGTTTTCGACCGCCTTGTAGCCGAGGTCCGTCAGATTGTGTAGCCTCGTGCTCAATGCAATCCCATCCGAGTAGTACCGAGCCGCAAGGCCCTCCACCGTCTGTTGCGCAAGTCTCCCGAACCGTACCGTAACCGACGCTCCGTCGCTCAGTTTCCACGTCCGATCCATCTCGGCAATGAGCTCCGGGTCGACGTCCCGGCTCCAGACCATCTCCGCCACCTGCTGCGCCCTATCCGCCGCCGCCTGCGCCAGCTCCAGCATCCCGGCATCGAGTAGATCAGTGTAGTCGCTCGACAGGTCCTTCAGTCGCTGGTCGATCCCGGCGAGTAGCTCCTGCAGGCGCGCATTGTTGATCATCTGCTCGTCTGTGAACAGTCCCTCGCCCAGCACCTCTATCTGAAGCGCGATCTCGCGGGCCGCGGCGTCGTACGTGCCCATCAGCCGGCGCAGATTATCTCGCGTCAATACCAACTGCCTGCGCCTGGCCGCCACGAGCAACGCGCGGTACTCCTCCGGCGTCCAGTCGCGCGCGGCCCTACGCTCCGACCGCATCGAGCGCCTCAATCTCGCGAATCACCCGCTCGGCCCAGTCCACCGGCTCGCCCGCAGGCTGATCATCTGATGCATCACCTGCCCCGTCAAGCGTCTTGGCCGCCTTGCTCCGACCCGCCGCATCCGCCGCGTCTGGGACGCCTCCGGCAAACTGCGAGAGGTCCGGCCCCTTCGAGCGCAGTTCGTCGCCGTCCGGCAACGGGTCGAGGTCGACATGCAACCGCGCCTCGTTCGGCGTCATCACCGGCCCACCCGCGGCAAGCACAAGGCGTTTCATCCGCGCATCCTCATCCGGCTGAAGGGCGCGCACATTCCTCGTGTCGAACCACATACGCACACTCGGGTCACGCTCGAAGTCTGGCAATAGCTGCAGGTCGAGGTCCTCCGAGAGCTCGGCCATAACCGGCAGGATACCGTTGTACCAGCCGCCCCGCTCCGCCTGCTCACGGTTATCGTAGTGTGTGTTCGTGTCGCTCGGCAGGCCGAGTACCATCGGGTCCAGCATGAGCGCCGCGCAAGTGCGACTCGTCCACTGGTTGTTGAGGACCTGTACGCTCATCTGGTCCGGCGAGAACCCGAGTTTCTCGATCGTGAACGGCTCCGTCATGAAGATCGGCTCGCCGCGCCTGTCCCCCGTCGTCCGCGCGCGGAGGGCCCGCGTGAACCTCGCCGCTTCGTCGTCATCGAGGCCTGAGATGCTGCTTTCCCTTGGCCCGATCACGAACGGCGTCATCATGAAGTTCTCAATGAGCGCCGAGATCACCGTCGAATACTCATTGTCGCTAAACACCTGCCGCAGCTGCTGCTTGAGCGGCGATAGGCCTTTCCGTACGCAGTCGGGATCGACGCCAAAGCGGAAATGCACGACGTCCTCGATCGGATGCTTGATCCACGACCCATCGACGTACTGCTCGTAGTGCGTCACTTCCGCCGACCCATCCGACGGCCACCGCGGTTCCATTTGGAAATGTGGCACCCATCGCAACTCGACCGGGCGGCCATTGTTCGCGCGCACCTTGAGCCAGTAAGCGTTCCCGTCACACAAATAGGACAAGACGGTCGCCTTCCAAAGCCTGCGCCCGCCCCACCGCGGCGCAGGACGCTGCAGGAGCTGCGCCAGCGGGTGCATCGGGAGCCATTCGACCGTCTCGCCATCCGGGTTCATCCGCTGCGGCATACACCGCGCCTCGGGAAATGAGAGCATCCACCAGTTGAGGCATATGCCGACAATGCTATTCTTCCAGAGATCGCCCGCCTTTTGGACGTAGTCCAACTGCGTGCCAGGCAGGTTCCAATAGAGGAGATTCTGCCGCCGCCTCACGTTGTACGACGCCTGGTCCTGCCCGCCGATCCCCGACCAGCGGAAAGCCTTCAGTCCGGCTCGCAATGTGTCGCGCACACTCATCGACCTATCCACCCGCGTAGCCAGATCGCGGCAATGAGCATGAGCAGGCAGGCCGCGCCGATCACGACGAGACCGCCTGCAAACTGCACCATCGCCCAGAGGATCGGGGCC